TGCAAACAATAAGTTAACATCAACAGTTTCAGCGTCTTCGAATAGGTCATAACCTAATGCGATTTCACCGGCTGTTGGTGTATTATCGTCTGAACCACCGCTTAAGCTATGGTCTATAGCTGACGCGTGTGTGTCAAATGCTGAGCTTCTGGATGCTAATGTTTCTCCAGCGTTTGTTAGATTTGTAGAGTCGTGATCGGACCACCAAATATATTCAGATTGTGAATTAATCACATCTTTATAATAGTTAGTAGTTCCATCAGTCTTCTTCGCATCAGACGCTTGAGATACAAAGGCGAATGTTTCTAGGACTGTACCAGCTGTACCTGTCCATAATCCGTCTTCGTCAATAACTGCTACGTGTAATTCGTCGTTAAAGTTAGATTTACCTAAGTTGACTGCGTAATCAGATGTACCAGGAGCTCCATCGAATTCTCCTGCAAAAGGCCAACTTGCAAAGCTACTGATTCCTTGCGAAATCATAGAAACTTTTAAGCTGTTTCCTAATGAACCTGGGTACTTAGCAACCCATAAACCTTTGTTTAACGAACCATTCGAGTAGTTATTATCATAATCATCTTCGTTCTTAATAAGTTGTCCAGTACCGTCCGCGGTCGCATTATCATGACCTGTGACTGCACGTACAACTTTCAGCGCGTTACCATATTTTAGGAATGCCGCTGCTGTAAGAAAATATTTCGCTGTATTGTCGTCTGGAGTGCCAAATTTCTCAGCTAATTCTGATTCAGAACCTACTGTACAAATTTCGCCTGCTGGACCCCAGTTGAATGAACCTACAAATCCACCAATGCTGGTAGATACTGCTGGGATTACATTCGTTGCGTCTATTTCTTTAACCTGGACGCCTGGTGATACTTGAAATGCCATCGCTTTATCCTCTCATTTGTTGTTGTGAGTTAGTTTATAAGTTTCATAATACGGTTATATTCAATACTTTTATTTATGATTTCTATCTTTCTAAGTGTCGGTATCGTCTTCTTTACCAACGTGATCGGACAATATAAACCTTCTATTTGGGTTAACTGCGATCTTAAATGTGGTCATTAACTCTCTATTTACTAACATTTCCGAAGCAGAATCAGTTGTAGTTAAAGCGATTCTTGTATTTGGATATGCTTTATTATTAAAATTAACCGTCATTTCAATAACGGGTCTTTTCTCTTGGATAGTTGGTAATCTTCTAGCAATTGAAACATCTGTTATTTCAGATTTAAATTGTTGCCCATTCTTTTCCCAAATTGCAGTATCACCATCTATTTTTAATTTATCTACATGTAGCATAGAAGCATTTGTTCCGTTTCCTGTATCAAATTTAGCACGGACTGGATGCTGTAATCCTTCTATTGACACTCTTTCTATATAACCACTTTCTGTTCTATATAATGGTTTTCTATGTAATTCATGTGTAAAGTAATCTATAATATTTTCTAATATCTGTGCATCACTAATTTTTCCTAAAGATTTTTCATCTTCTAAATCATATCCGTTAAAGTGGGAACGAATACCTGGTGAACCATTTATCTCTAATACATAAAAATTATTTGCAACTTTACAGTGGTCAACACCACAATATAGTGCGCCAGTCGCACGTGCGGACTGCTTAACAAGTTCTTTTTCTTCATCTGATAGTTTATATGGGATAGTTTTAGCACCTAAGTGAACATTATTTCTAAATTCTTTATTATCTTGTTTAATACGTTCTGCCGATCCTAATATCTTACCATTTACAACTAATGTTCTTATATCTGATTTTATAGGTAAGTATTCTTGGATTAGTAATTGCGCATCGTATTTCCATAAGGCTTGGCAAACAGAAACCAAAGATTGCTGACTTTCTGCTATAGCAACACCAATACCTTGTGTACCAGTTAGTGTTTTTATAACTACTGGAAATTTATTTCCTATTTTTTTGTGTGCGCTTTCTATAGATTTAACATTTGTTATTACAGAAGATTTAGGTGTAGGTATATTATTACGGTCCAATGCAATTACATTTGACATTTTGTTATCACATAACATCATAGATTCTAAATCATTTACCATAAAGAATCCATAGGTTCCTAACGTAGATACTAATGCTTGAGAAGTTAAAGTTTGTATAGCACCTGCTCTTACAAATACAATAGAGTTTTCTCTAAATATTTCTATCTCTCCATCTTCTCCATCGTAATTATGGAAAAGAACAGAACCTAAATCTACATCGGCGTTTGCTATATAAGCTTCTTCTACATTAATTAGCGTAAATTTCATTCCACGCTTTTTAGTTATCTTACTAACTATATCTGCAAATGTTCCTTCTTCTTCACCAAGACCAAGCACAATACAATGTAGTTTAGAAGGATCTTTTTCAAATACCTTCTTTTCAACTACCGGATTGTTTACCGCTTCTTGCCATTCATTAAAGTTTTGCATCTTACCAGTTAATTAAATTTGTATCTTCCTCGAACCATATAGTTCCATCTTTGTCTTTAGTATATTTATGCTCTTCATTATTATCGCCTAAATAACCAACAGGAAGCATATCATCTTGTATTTCTTTTAATCTTTCTTTGTACAACATTTCTTTCATATCAATATCTGTTAAAGACCTGAATATATCTGTTGTTGCAAACCATGAAAATAAAACTAAGTTCATCATTAAATCATCATGGTTCGGTGCTATAGCCATAAAGGTTTTACCTCTTGAAACAAAAGTACTCATTTCGATAATCGTTTGTTGGTCTACAATTTTTAATTTACCTTGTTCGATAAAGTCTTTTATTGTAGAACATCCAATACGTTTTACCCTTCGCGTCATTGTTGCGCCAATTCCAGCAGCTTTTACTGATGACTCAACAAACATATTTTCATATTCTAAATCATAATATAATCCATTACAGACTACAGCACCTTGGTCATTCGATTCTACAATCACATAAGCATCATTATAAGCTTTTGCATATCGATATATTACATCTGGAAATAACATTGGTGCAATATTGTTATCTCTAAATACACATACTTGTTCAAAAGGTTGTGTTGTTGTATCGATTATATTAAATGTACTATAATCTTGTCCACGCCCTTTTGCAACATCTACTGTCATTATATAATCATGTCCTTCAACAGGTTGTTTATATAACCACACGTTATCTTTATATTCTTCAGGTTCTTCTGCTTTCTGTGCTAATAAATGATTTGCACTAATAAGAGTATTACCTCTCCCATGGAAAGTATTACCAAACTCTTGGTCAAACTGTAGTTCCGATGTATTCGCTACAGTTTCTTCTTTCCATTTTTCATCTCTTCCCGGTACATCCCACCAATCTATACGGAAAGGTTTAAATTCATTTGTGCCTTGTGTTGCGCCTTCCCAAAGTTTATGATATACATTTCCAATACCATTTGCTGTAGAACAAATAATAATTTGTGTATCTTTACCAGCTGATACCACCGGATATGTAGAAGTATAAAATCTTGCATCATCATCTATAAAAGCAAACTCATCTAAGAATAGTAGATTAATTGATAAACCCCTTATAGAACTTCCGGACGTTGCCGCTGCTAATATCTTACTATTATTACTAAACTCTATACTACCTTTATTTAAAGCTTTACATCCAGGTTGTAAAAAGAATGGTAAGTTCTCTAATGCTAAAGTTATCCTGGCTAACATTTCTCTCGCAACAGCACCTTTGTTAGCCAGGATTGCTATGGTTTTCTCTGGATGAAATACTGCGTACCAGAGAAGATAAACCACAGACGAAATCGATTTACCGCTTTGTCTACATGCTAGAACAATACTAAATCTATTTTTATTAAAATGTCTAAACATTTTTTGTTGATAAGGATATAAATCAAATGGTACTAATCCTTCATCAAGAGATATTATCTTAACATATTTCTTTGCAAAGTATACAGGGTCTTTCATACATTTCATGTATTCCCTTATTTCACTTTTACTAAATTCAGTTTCTACACCATCACGTTTTACAGATGGATTACCTAGGTAGCCAAATTCGTTATTCTTAATCTTCTGCATCAATAAAATCTTTATCTAATAACATTCTTTGTAAATCAGTTGTACTACCAACAAACAAATTGTTATTTGTAATAGCTTTTGCTTTTTCTTTTTCTTCGTCTTCTTGTGATAGTTTCTTTTTATCAGCTTGTAAAGCCATAAGTTTTTCTGTTGTATCTGCAACATCTTTTATTGCTCTAGATAATACTTCGAACGCGCGAGGGTGCTCGCTCTCGCGTGCGAGCTCCGCGAGCGTATCTAAACTTCCCATTCCAGTATTAATTAGGTCTTTATAAGTTCTTCTAGAAAATTCGTAGTCGTCTTTTATATCTTTCTTATCTTTTATTTCCTGTGCTTCAGGAACGACTGGTAGATTTTTTTCTAAAGACTT